CGTCTAGCACCGAGGAGCTTAGCTCCTCAATAGTGCTAGTATATCATGAATGTGGAAATTATGCTACAGGGTATAAGTGCGTTTTTGTTTGTCCTACTAGTATTTCTATGGATTAGTAGAGACGAGAAAAGATAGGATTTATTTAAGCAGTTGAAAGACTGCTTAATATAAAAATATTTTGTTTAATACACTTGACATTCTAAGTTTAATGTATTAAACTTAGAATGAACTGAGAGGAGGGATTAAATGAGTGTTAGTTACAATATAAAACAAAGACGAGAAGAGTTGAATATGTCTCAAGAAGAGTTGTCCTTAAAATCTGGAGTTAGCAGAAGTATTATTTCAGAGTTAGAATCAGGAAAGCGTGTTGAGAACACAACCATCGAAACTATTGTAAAAATTTCTCGTGCATTAGATACTCCAATTCAGAAAATTTTTTTGAAATAAAGTTTAATGCGTTAAACAAAAAGAAAAACTAGGAGGTGAGAGGATGGAAAAAGAAGAAAAAATGAATCCCGAATCGTTATCAGACATTACAAAAATAGTTGTAGAAACAGACGAAAAAGACTCTAAAATCATTGCAGTCATCACGGCAGAGGATATTGACAGTGCAGAAGGTTTTAGAGTAAGAATTACCCCTAAGTACGAAAGGTGATATATATGGAAAATGAAATTTTTAATACACCAATGAATGTTTTTGAAGCTGTTGATACTGTTATCGTTTATATCTCTAAATTGATTTTAACGGATAAAGTAGACAGCACGGAAGATATGACAAATGCTCTAGCTAAATTAATAGAAGCCAGAGCAAAATTAAATGATTGTTAATAGTCTATAAGTTGAGTCTTTTTAGAAGATTCTGAAGTGGATTTATATTTTTTAATTTTGTCAAAAGTTTTCCAGTATAAATCAACTAACTCTTCTGGAGTTTTTACAGAATCCATATTTTTCTCAACATATATAACTGTTAATTTTTCAGCTAATTCCAATTTCATATTAACCCCCCTTTCCCTAATTCTGATTATAGAACTGAAAGAGGGTTACAACAATATGAAAATGAGTGAAAGGAGCATACAGCTTGAATTTATTAAGTACTGATTTCGAAGCAACTCTCAATTCAAAGGTTGTTGAAATCGTAGCTAATGCGATGGAACGATTACCAACAAATAACAATCAGCAAAGATACTTAAACAAGAAACAGGCAAAAGCCTATATCGGAGGAATCGACGATAGAGATTTCGATGAGTGTGTATCGATGGGATTGAAACAAATTGTAATTAAGAGACCAAGCGGAAGCGCAACAATTCGATACGATGCCAGGGATTTAGATGAGTTCATGGCTAAATACAAGATTTAAGGAGGACAGCATGACAAGAGTTGAAATTTCAAAAGCTAGAAAGCTAAAGAAAAAAGATTTTAACAGAAATTATCTCAAGAAATACTGCAAGTTCTTAGGATACACAACACTAGTAATTCTAGGAGCGATTGCATGGATCCATTTATTAGTTGGAGCTGTTAACCAACACGCAGATAAAGTCGATGCCATCCGTCAAGGTGTGGTTTTCGATGATTAGTTTTGAAATGAATATGTTCGAACCAAATGAATACGATGTAATGGTTGGAAGTGAGCTAAGAGGGGAAATAAGATTCATCGATGGAAAGTATCGTTTGGTTGTATTTCTTGGAAATTACAAAAGCAGCAGTATTCATTCAACCTTAGAGGCTGCATACGATACTGCAAGAGAGCTTTTAAACGTATAAAGTAATTTTAATACGTTGGAAGGGGGAATTTAAATTGGACTTTAAAATGATTATTGGAGAAAAAATATGGGAAATAAGGAAAAACAAAAAATTAACTCAAAAACAATTTGGGAATTTGTTAGGTACCAACCAACAAGCAATTGTTAGATGGGAAAAGGGGAAATCCTTACCTAACATTAAAACACTAAAAAAAATAGAAGAATTAAATGGTTCACAAGTAACTGAAATCTCAGATTATTTGAAAGTTGGAGAAAAAATAAAACACATTCGACTTGAAAGAAGCATGACTTTAGAACAGTTTGGTAACCTATTCAATGCAAAGAAACAAGTCGTTTCAAATTGGGAAATTGGAAAAAATTTTCCAAATACAAATAATCTTAAAAAAATTGCAAATTCAGTGGGAATGTCAGTAACAGAATTATTAGCTACTAATCTACCAGATACTAATCCATTAGAAGAATACAGTACAAACGAATTAATTGAAGAATTGAAAAAAAGAGTATTAAAAAAAGACGACTTATAAAAGCCGTCATACAAATATTAACTAAAGTTATTATAACACGTTGGAAGGGGATATTCAATGAGTCGGTTATTAATTAACGAACCACCTTTACAAGTGCTGCCATCGCTTGCTAAAGAAATCGGCTTAAATGAGGCGATTATGCTCCAACAAATGCATTATTGGTTACTTAAGAGTGCTAATGAATTTACAGGAGTTAAGTGGTTTTATAAGACGCTTGAAGAGTGGCAAACAGAGTTCCCTTTTTGGTCAGCAATGACAATCAGACGAACTCTAGGCAGTTTAGAAAAACAAAAAATCATAAAAATAGGCAATTTTAATAAAAAAAAATTTGACAAAACAAAATGGTATACAATCGACTATCAACGAGTGAACAGACGATGTGTTCAAAATGAACAGACGATGTGTTCAAATAGAACAGATGGATGTGTTCAAAATGAACAGACCTATACCAGAGAATACACAGAGACTACTACAGAGAATAATGTCACCGAGGAGAAACCGCTCAAGGTTGTATGGACTGAGGAGACTAAACACATCATTGATTATCTAAATAAGCGAACAGGTAAGAAGTACTCTGTTAAGACTAAAAAGACAGCACAGCTAATCCACAAGCTACTAGATAACGGATTTACTGTAGAGGACTTTGAAAGAGTTATCGACATCAAGTGTAAACAGTGGTTAAACAATGAGAAGATGAATCAGTATCTCAGACCACGAACACTATTTAGCGAGAAGTTCGAGGACTACTTAAACGAGGCACCAGCTAGAGTGAATAGAAATGTATCGTCTGGACAATCTGTTGAAGACAAGATGAGAGACTTATACGGACAGAATTGGCAGGGTTGGCAATGAACAATTACGAGTTAGAAAAATCAATCATATCTGCAATCCTACAAGATTTCGATAAAGCTCAATCAACGTATCTGCAAGCTGAATGGTTCACAGATACGAATTTTAAAACGATCTTTGAAATATTAAATAATTACGGTAGTCGCTTAGATGGATTGATGGAGTTATTCGCTAAAGTCAGATCCGAATTAAAAGGTAATTCGATTGGATATGAGTATCTAATGGCCTTGCAGCAAGAAAGCGCGACAACATCCGGATTAGATTATCTTGCTAATCAGCTACATCGTGAATACTTGAGAGCCAAACTCGAAAAGGTTAAAGCTGAACACACAGCATTTCCAACTAAGCAACTAGAAGCAGAAATGCTTGAATTGTTAAATGCGATTTCTAAGCTATCAAGAAAACGAAACGTCGGAGACTTATCAGAAACGTTTGAACAATTCGAGTATGAACTTGAACACGATATCGAAGACGGGATAAAGACATTTAGTGGATTAGACGCGGCTTTAGGCGGAGGCATCGGTCCCGGAATGTTAGTGACGGTTGGAGCTAGGCCTTCAGTAGGAAAGAGTGCCTGGACAATCAACCTAATCGATAGAGCGCTACAGAGAAACGAAGGTTTAAGAGTAGACCTGTTTAGTCTTGAGATGAGCAAAAAAGAAGTGTTCTCACGATTCGTTTCAAAAATGACTACGTTAAACACGTACTACCTGCGAAAAATGAATAAAATGCTAAAGCCTGGAGATAAAGAGCTAGTGAGAGCGACTATTGAGTATTTCAAGCAGAAAGACTTGAAAGTATATGACACGGTATCTGAACTCAATCACATTCTTGGAATTATTAAAGAACGTGCTGCAGGTCAAGCACCAGGTAAATATTTAGCAGTCATCGATTATGTCGGTTTAATCAAGGTTAACAACAATCGTGATAGAAGGTTACAAATCGAGCAGATTACAAGGGAATTGAAGAACCTTGCTAACGAACATCAAGTACCTATCGTTATCTTATCGCAGTTATCTCGTGGAGTTGAACAGCGCCAGGACAAATCACCAATCTTGAGTGATTTAAGAGAGTCAGGCTCAATCGAGCAAGATTCAAATGTCGTTGGATTCTTAAGCAAAGAAGAGACAGAAGAAAACCACGAAGGCTATCAACGTGTGAAGTTCTCTATCAAGAAGAACCGCGAAGGCGATTTGATGGATTCGACATTCAAGTTCTATAAAGCTCAAATGAATTTTGTAGAGGAGTTTGAGCGTAGATGAATGCAATAGAATTTGAAAACATTATGCAGTCGGAAGGATTAAAGACAACTCGAGCAGTAATGATCATGTTGCAAGAGGCTAAGAAGTGCCAGAAGAACATTAAGGCAATGAGTATGTATAAACATCTTCCTTACGCTGCAGAATACATCGAAAAGCAGGAAGAACAGAAAGACAAAGCTATATGGCAAGCGCTGGAAGTGGCTCAACTAGAAAAGATGTATGGATTTAGATTAGTTGAGGATAGAAATGATGTAATAATAGCCACTTACCAAGTTCCAGACCCTCATAGCGAAGTAATGAAGAAAATCAGAAGCCATATTGAGATAATGGCGGAATTGGAGAAAGAGTATGGCATTTGTAATTAAAAATATGAATATGTACTTTAAGGAAATTAATGATTATAGCACTCTGAAGGGATACCTCGATAAAAAGCATCCAATGCACACATCAGTATTCAAATCAGAGCAACAAGAAGCTATGACATTCAAAACTTATGGTGCTGCACAAAAATTCAAGAAGGAATATGGGATTCCTGGAAACATAATTGAAGTGGTTGCATCAACAAAGCCGTTTCATATTAACAAAATGGAAAAGAATATCGGACCTAATAGATTAGACGCTTTTTACGATTCAGTATTGATGAAGACCAGGGAAGATATTGAAAAGATGATTGCAGATTCTGAGAACAATTTCAATCACATGGCTAAAGACATATTGAAAATCAGAACAACAACGTTAAATCAATTCTTACGTAATCCATACGAGATTGGTTGGAACACACGTAAGAAAATCATGGACAGATTAGAAGCATATTTTGAAGGAGCCGGAATTAAATGAATTTAAATGATCCAATTAAAAAAAGACGAATCGAACGAGAAGAGTTAATACGATTAGTTCAAAACTGGTTCGTAGAACGTGGATTGGATACGCTGGACGGAAGTGGCCAGCTAACCAAACTACAGGAAGAAGTAGACGAATTGAAAGAAGCATATATCCATATCAACCGCGATGAAGAGATTGACGCGGTTGGAGATATTACAGTAGTGCTAATCGGATATTGCATGCAGCGCAATCTTGATTTCATGGATTGCTTAGAAAGTGCTTATCACGAGATTAAGGACCGCAAAGGTAAAGTTATCAACGGTGTGTTTGTGAAAGAGGTGTAGTAATGGATTTAGCGAACGTGAGTAACTTAGCTGAAAACGCGAAAATCAAAGAAGCGGTTAAGCATCCAAAGCATTATCAAGGGATTTACGGATTAGAAGTGTTCACTGTGATGGAGAATTTCATTCCAAAATACGAAAACTCGTTTGATGGATATATAGCAGGTAACGTTTTGAAGTACGTGCTTAGAGCACCAAGCAAAGGGAAAATGCTCGAGGATCTAAAGAAAGCAAAGGAACATTTGGACTTATTAATTGAAAGGTTAGAGGATTAATCATGAAAACAAATCAATGTGTGGTTAGAAGAGAGCAAAAATCATTGGAGAGAGGCAAATGAGGAAGAAAAACACGCAAACTCACTTAGCTATCAAGCGAACAACAAAAATCAGAATTAGGCTCGGTTATTGGTTTAGATATTTACTCGGTATCAAATCGCCATCGAGAGAGTTCGAAAAAGCGTTGGTGGGAGATAGCTATTCGGAAAAAGAATTCAGAAAAATGTATATAAGAGGTGCGGAACAGTTAGCGCTTGAAAAATTAAGAAAAGCAATGGAGGAAACAACGTGGAAAAAAGTTTGAGAGCATTGGTTATTGGCTTTTGTGTTAGCTTACTACTAGCAATATTCAAGTTTCTAGGCGCTACATTTACATGGCAGTATGTATTATTGCCGTTTTTGATACCGTTATCGGTTTTCTTGGTGTTGGTCATTAGCATCGTTGTTATAGACGGTATAGACGAGATTAAGAGTGAAATGGAGAATAAAAGAAGATGAACGATAAAGAATTCGAAAAGTACATTAAAAATATTGAGGAGGACCAATCATGAAAGCAAAATTAGAGTTTGATAAATTAAAAGACGATGTTC